CATAGTTAATAGCAGTTCCTAATCCACCACCACCTGATCCAGAGATGCTAATATCAACTGTTTTGGAAACTGTATCATAAACCGCAGTATTACCTGCACCAATAAAGTTTATTGCAGTAATAACACCAGTTGCAATATCAGTTCCACCTGACTGAATACCGATGTTAAAACCACCAGTTACATTCAGTTCTCCACTGATTGTTTGAGTAGTTTCAGCAGTAACAATCGCATCAGCAACTCTAAAGTCATCAAAGATCTGAAACTCAATCGTATCATTTAGATTGGCTGCAGTTACTAATGTAACTGTTGAACCATCTCTAGCAGTAAAGTCTGACCCATCAACGAGTCTTACACCATTACGAAATACCGCAAGTTGATTGATGCGATAACCACCAGTGACCGTGAACAGCGTTTGATCTGCTGTTGCAGTTACACTGATGTTTTTAGACGCAACATTATTTGTTAATGTTATAGGATTGCCTATTGCCATCGCATTTATTTTTTAGTTATTTATGTTAGCGGGCATTAGCACCTCCACCATACAAGTCAACTGTTGGTGCTTCTGCCCAGGCTGCGTAGATGTAAGTGTTAGATGTATTAAATGAACCCCGAAGTTTAAATCCATTACTTAAATAATCTAGCCCTGGTTCAGATGGATACTCATCATTAGAAAGATTTGGTTGTATTGATTTGGTCATTACGTTAAAAGGATCTCTTTTTGCGTCCATAAAATCCCAGTTTGAAGTTCCATCGATATTTTTAAATAACACTAATGCTGGTCTGAATCCCAGTTCAACATATGGATTGCTTCCACCTTCATAACTGCCAAATTTCTGTAGGCCAGGAACATCATGCCATGCATATGCGATGTAATGATTTGGACTTAAATTAGATACATGTGCAGTTCCAAGAGTGATTACATTTGCATTTGGATTTGTGTCATTCCAAGAACCTGTTGAACCAGCTGAGTCTGTTTCATTTAAATATACTGCTTGTGTGCCACCAAGAGTTGAATGGAAGACCGTCCAATCTGAATTGGATGAACCAGCAGTCTCAAGTGACTTGACCAGCACAAAAGTAGGGGCTTGGGAAAGTCCGTGGGGGATAGTCGCTCCAGCAGTACTGTTTGCTTGATACCTTATGATACTAAATCCCTGTTTAGTTCCAACTGACATACCAGTTGGATATATGGTTGGAGAACCAGATGGTGTATACGCTGATTGAAGAACTCCATCAACAGACACACTATTTGCATCCATCGCCCCAGAGGTATTATCATTAGTTGCTGTTGGTGCTCCACCAGCCTTCCACATCCAGGCAACATAATCATCGGTTCCTGTTGAACCAACGTTGTTTCCACTACCACTCCCATCTTTTACAGTAAATGAATTGTAACCGATTGTACTTACAATACCGTGAGATGCACCACTAACAGCAGATTGATTAAAATCACCATCAGATCGTATATTGGCATTATCACCTCTGACTGTATCAAGCAAATAATGCCCTGTGCTATCATCGGTTCTATTCTTCACCCAAATCAAATCTGGAGTTATTGGTAAATCTATTGTTTTTGGAGAGTCTGTTGTTCCTTTATACGTCACAATACCAACATACTGATCAGGACGAGCAATCACAGTATCTGGACGAACATTAGCAGTATTCAGTGGTTGGAAACCATCAGGTGGTGGGAACTTGAAGGGTTTTTGTCCGAAGTTTGATTTACACGCCGCTGTTCCACTATTTGTTCCACTTGAAAATGCTGGAGCATATGATCCAGACTCAAGACTTGAGAATGCGACTCCTTGTGATACTCCATTTTTGTAGAATGTAATTTCGGAGTCATCGAGATTAAGAGCAACTCCAATCACATCACCAACAACAAAGGAATCACCATATGCAGTTTGAGTTCCACCACTAATCTTTCTCGTATAAGAAGGTCCTTCACTATAGTATCCATAACCAGACGAAGGGGTCCATAGGGCAACATCAAAAGAATTATCAGTTCTTACTGCACCAAATCCTGCTCCAACTGAAAGGGTTAATTCATTCTCCCAATACCATTTGCCCGAATCAACAGGTGTCGCCACTGTTCCTCTAGTTAATGCATTTGCATCATCAACACAAGTAACTTTTAGATTCCCCTCCGAGACAGTATGAGAAGAAGCTTTATCCAACGGACTATAAGTACAATAACCAGTCTCTTGTCCACGAACTGTGTGAATATCAGTGTTGAATGGGTTGAAGTTGGTTGCTGCTGCGTCTCCGTTTGCTGTGATACTTCCAGGAGTTACGGCAGCAGCAGTCGCAGAAGTATTTGACTGGCAACACAGAAGTTTTGTGTTGGTTACATCTGTGAGTGGTGCTGTTGGTGGTGTGAACCTTGATGTGTAGAGTGCGGTTCCATTCACAAAACGAAGGTTGGAGATAAAACCATTCCACTGGTAGTTGTTATTGTCACCAGTTTCACCAATATATAAAATTCCTGAAACATTATCTGGAACGGCGCTGGTAGTGGCAGATCCCTTTTCTATGCCATCAACAAATAATTTACATACCGAACCAGTATGAGAAATAGCGATATGCACCCATTTATTCAGTGTCATCACACCATTTCCACTACTTACAAGACCAGTGGATGTATTTTGATTGAAAGCAATATTACCACTAGTGTTTACATACCAGTCAAGTCCATCATTCTCATGTCTGACAATAGCAGATCCACTAGAGTCGTAAGACTTGAGATAGAAATATCCTTCCCATGTAAAAGCTGATGCATGATCAAAGTCAGTGCTGTCAGCAATACTTAGATTGGTGCTATCACCACCATCAAAACTCACAGCACCATCAGTAATCTTGGTGAGTTTAGAACCACCACTCACACCTGATGGAGTGTCTGGGAGAATAGCTGGGGAAGTTACTGGAACTTCAAAACTATCGTTGTATTTTGCTACTCCTTTGTAAATACGGAAGTCCTGCAGTCTTCCGTTCATTAAGTAACTTGTGCTGTAATACCCTCCAATTGCAAGATATGTTCCTGTTACATCCTTAGAATCTGTCCCTGAATTTGCTAGGAACCCGTTTATATAAAATCTAGCATCTGTGCCTTCTCTAACGAGTGCTACATGATTCCAAACTCCTCCTGTAATAAGTCTTCCAGTTGATGGTACACTTACACCAGTTATACCAGCAACATTTACAGTTCCAGCGTTTGCACCTTCATAAATCGCAAATCCAGCAGTGTAATTTTCTTGTAATCCACTAGAGCTAGAAGAAATTTGTAAGTATCCTCGCTGCGCGTTGGAAGAATCAAGAAGATCTGACTCTACCCAAAATTCAACTGTAAAATCCCCTGTTCCAAATGCGAAATCTGATGAGGATGCAGATTTATAGTAATCACCAGATGCATCAAAATCAGTTGAACTAGAATAAAAATTATAAGATGTAGAACTACTAGTTGGATCTCCTTGCTTGGTCAAGGTGTGTGCAGTAGCAGTACATGCAATAGAAGGACTTATATCAGTTGCATCACCATTTATAAATGGAACAGCAAGAACACAGTGAGATGCATATTGATCTGCTAACTTCTCATTTGTGGTGATACCTGTAATATCAGCTCCCATCCCAGAGTGAGATGTACAATAATAATATAAGGTATTTGGAGCATCATGTGGAACAGTGATGGTTGTTGCCGTACCTGTGATTGCTGCTACACCATCTACGTATTCTGATCCACCACCATGACTTCCGTTACTTGTCGCAGAAAATCTAAATGGGTGAGATGATACTGTGCTATCAGATGTATCAAAGGTATATGTCGCACCACGAATCAGTCCTGTGACTGTATCTTGCTTAACTCCATCAATATAATACTTGTTTCCACCACCATCATCATAGACAGTGACAGCATATCCTACATTCTGCTTACTTCCAAATACACCAACTCCTGCCTGAGTTCCACCAGGAAGTGTATTCAGAATAGGTTTTGCACCAGATACTTGTGGGTTATCAAGTGCTACTGAACCACCAAGGTTTACTGGTGTCCAGTCATTTCCTTGACCAGATTTATCTTCACCGATTGGTGAGTTTCCATCCAACGGGAGGTAGAAACCATTCGTTCCCAGTTTTCCAGTAAGAGTGTTATTTCCAACAATACTATATGTAGCAGAAGGAGCATTCTGCACTCTTAAATATCTATACTTTGTGCCAGATACAGTGGTGCTATAAGTTCCATCTGCAATAGTTCCACTATTTGGTCCAGTTACTCCACTAGAAAAACCAGAGTCATTTGAATAATACCATGTTTGATCATCCTGAGCAGTTGCTGACCAACTTGAGAGTGTAAATGATTCCGAATCTCCCAAATCCCAGGTTTCAACCCATCCAGTGTTTGTTGCTGTCCAGGTGTCTCCTGAATATGATCCTAATGTTGTGACATTTCCTATAGCTTTAGCATAGACTCCAGATCCAACTGTGCCAGCAGTATGTGTTAAGTGGACGATTACTCTACTAGTAAAAGTGTTTCCATCCAAATCAACACCCTCTAATTTTTTAGGTTTCCAAGTGTTTGTGAGTGAGTCAGTAAATCCAAAATATGATGGTGTAAGTGTTTGTCCGTCTATAAAATAACACTGACTTAAATGTCCATTAAAATACCGAATTGCATTCGCTGGAGATTTTCCAATCGTATGTACCCAGTTGCCGCTTATTCCTCTAGCACCCGAGAATTCTCTTGTGAGATGGAGAACGTTATTAATATAAATTTTTACGTTTGATCCATCATAATTCGCAACGTAATGATACCACCCAGAAATGTCACGGAAGACAGCAGAACTGCCCTGACTGATAGAGGAAGTGGTCAAATAAACTGAATCGTCTGTCTCGTTACTCTGACCAAATCCAAACTCAATCCATCCAGTATCACTGCTGGCTTCATATCCTCCGAATAACACTTGTCGTTCACTGGCAACGAGTCCTGATCGTTTTACCCAACCACTCCACGTCCAGGCTTGGCGGTTGCCTGATGAAGAAAATGTTTTTGTTAAATGTGTTTTAGTACCACTATCAAACTTCAAACTACCATCAATAACCTGAGCACCAGTTGCACTATCAGGGGTGATAACGTGTGCTATTCCTGCCATTTATCTACCCTCTCAACTAAAGTTTAATGAAGCACCCGCAAGTAGTTGCGTACAACCTGCTCCTACAGAATCGTGTACCGTGAATGAAATTAAACTAATCGCACCGTCTGCTGTTGGTAATGATGGTGCTGATCCTGATGGGAACAAGAAGTATGTGCTGAACCCAACAGTTGCAATACCAGAGTTTACAATACGAATTGTATGTGATTCTCCCTCTGTTCCTGATCCACTTGATGTGATTGTAGTAAAACCAGTTGCAGTAATCTTATGATCTTGTGCAGAGCTGAGACGAACATGAGTGACAATACCAGATGCAGTTCCTGCTTCTGTAGTAAGTCCAGCAGCAGGTAAGTTGGTGAGGTTTGATCCGTCACCATAGTAGACTGCAGTTCCTCCATTATCACCAAAAGATTGACCAGAGCCAACTTGAACACCACCAGTTGCATCAAGTGTACCAGTGACAGTTACACCAGTGCCAGCAGATTCAAATTTCTTACTATTGTTATAATATATTTTTACAGATGCGTTCGCATCACCTTCAAGATATGTTTCTCCACTATCAGTTCTGAGTCGGATAGCATCAGTTTCAATACGTAATTGAGTGGCCTTAGAATCAATATAACTTATAGTGCTACCATTATGATAGATTTCTAGATCACCAGTATCTCCAGAAGCACCTCCAAAATGCAATCTGTCATTATCTAAAAGATGAACTTTATCTTGAAAAGTTGAAACACCAGAAACATTTAACGTTGTGCTTGTAGTTCCAGTTCCTTGAACTATTAATCCATTTCTAAATGTACCAAGTCCAAGAGAATCAACGTTGGTTACATCTTCATAAGTCAGAACACCAGTGAATGTTGCAGCAACACCAGTGAGATTCTGAATGGTAATATCAGGTGTACCAGATAATCCAGTGGCCGTTCCAGTTACATTACCAACAAATCCACCTGTTGATGTGGTAACACCAGTAACTTCTAAGTCATTTTCAATCTTAACTTTCTTTGTGGTACTAACTCCAGCATTACTATCATAGTTAGCCCATGTTCCACCAGCACCTGCACCACCAGAAATACTGATGTCTACAGTACTACCTCTGAGTGCAAAAGTATTTCCTGTTCCTACAAAATTTAAAATATTTGCTTGTGTAAAGATTGGATCTCCACCAGAGTAAATTCCAACACTTGCGGTGGCTGCATTAAATGCCTTATATGCAACACCCTCAATTACATCACCACTAGTTGCTCCACCGTTTAATACTGAGAAAGTTGATCCATCTGTGGAAGTATAATCACTTCCTTCGATCATTTTTACACCATTAATAAAGAGGTCAAAATATCCTGGAACGTAACCAGACACAAAAGTGAAGTCAGTTGTAACACCAGTTGGTGTAAATGATTGTCTTGCGACTGTGACTGCTGAATCAGCAGGTGCTCTTCCGATATAACCGTTTCTATCTGCCATCAGTTAACTCCTGTCAGGATGCTGAGACTTACATCAATTGCATCTTCTGTATCACAGTAGACCTTCAGTTCATCTCCTGCTTCCAGAAGAGTTTTTCCTGTGTCAGAGATGACAAAAGAACTTCCACCAGGAACAGGAATCTTACTTGCTATAGCAACTGATCCCGTAGAGGTAACTCCAACACTTGTATCGTAAACCTCAACCGTAAGATTTACTGAATTGTTTGTGTTATTTGCAAACGTTCCACCGATGATAATACTCTTCGTGGCAGAAGGAGAAGTGTATGCAGTAGTGGGACCAAGGAATTTAACAACCTGACTGCTTGCCGATGCAGTGTTCGTAGAACTTTTATCTGTAAACACCGTACCCACTCCACCAGAGACTGGTAAAGTTGAATGTACTTTCGTTCCAGCAATAAAGTTCTGGTTATCAACTAAGAAAGAAACACCGATACCAGTAATTGAGGTCACTGTAATAGTAGTGCTGCCAGCACCAATTGTGCTACCAGAGTAACTGGTTACAATTCCCGCAGCTCTTGCTACTTGATTTGAAAATGCTTCTGCCATCTTTCTTTAAGTGTTATGAGTATTTATTGAATTAACCGCCGAGTGCGATTACAAGACCAATTGAAGCACCGGTCTGAACTGTAACTGTTGCAATTCCTGCTGTGAGGTCAACAGTGTTCAGTCCATTTGATGATTTAAAATCAACCATCGTTGCACCAGCACCAATGAAAGTTCCTTCAGAACCAACACCAACACCAGCACCTGCACCACCAATACGGATTTCTCCGTTCATTGCGGAGTGAACGGAGCAGTTATAATAAAGGATATCTGGTGCATCATAAGGAACCTTAAAGGTAATGATTCCTACTGCAGCACCATTATTGGTTACTCCATTTTCATATGCACTGCCAGTTCCATTAACATTGACAGTTTTAATGTAGAATGGATGTCCAGAAGCATTTACTGAGAAACGATAATTCTTTCCTTTAGTCAGATAAAGGGTAGGATTATCTGTTGCTTGAGTAAATCCAATTCCAGTTGCTGCAAACTGATATGCAGAACCACCACTATTGGTAATATCAAACTGGTTATAAATCTCTTTATCAGTTGATGTAGTAACACCAGTAACATTAACATTACTAACAGTGGCAAAACCACTGACAGTAATATCAGCAGCAGTAATACCCGCACCAGTTACATTCAATCCATCTTGAATGAATGCATAATCATTAAACGTAGAGAATCCTACAAATGTAGAAACACCCAATACATTTAATGTATCAGCAGTGATACCTGCACCAGTTACATTTAAACCATCTTGAATGAAAACATAATCACTGAAAGTTGTATAACCAACAAAGGTTGTCAATCCAGTTACATGTAGAGTATCAGTAATCGTGAGATTCTGAATCTCTGCATCATCAAGAGTGATATCATCAAGGTTGATATCACCAGTGACACGCATGTCACCATAAACATAAAGTGCAGTCTGACCA